GAAGCATGTATTCCACAAGGGCTTTGCGACACCTTGGCCTCTTCTAGGCCCCGGTGTTTTCTTGAAGGGCGATTCAAATACTCTTCGGGTTATCATGAATGCCTACAAGGGCCCGATGAGCTACGTTGATGTTGAGAATATTCCTGTGAGAAAGTGGTTCCACTGTGTTCTTGTCTGCAGAAAGAACAGCCTCGAGGTATATCTCAACGGAAATCTCATCAAGAAGTTACCATTTGAGTGTTCTTTGCCTTACCAGAACTTCCAGAATGTCACGTTGTTTAGCACACTGAACTTCACCTTGAGTGAAAAGAAAACGGTGTCACTTGATGGTCCTATTCGTTTCAATGGGGCATTTAGTGGAAACTTGAGCAACCTCTTCTATTTTGCCTATGCTTTGTCTTATACAGAAATCCAGGCGTTAGTAACAAAGGGTATCTCTTCAAAGACTCTCTCGAAAGCCCAGGATATGCCCCCGTATCTCACAGACACCTATTGGACAACAAGTTATCAGCAGAGGTAAATAATAAGTATCTAAATCCTTCTACCCTTTCTCTTAGTAGAGCAAGGGAAGAATGACAGGTGGCGGTTTATTAGCACTTGTGGCCTATGGCACACAAAACGTTCTTTTGAGCGGAAACCCTGAAATGACCTTCTGGTATAAATCATATAGAAGGTATAGTCATTTTAGTCAAGAATCTGTATCATTTGCTTTAGAGGGCCCGAATGAACTTTTCTGGAATCAGCCTATTAAACTCCGAGCGAAACTTCAACGCGTTGGAGACCTGGTAAGTGATCTATATTTTACATTTCGTGTTCCTGATATTTACAGCAAGGATGCATCAGGTAATCGTTCTTCTCCAAATACAACACAATATCAATATCAATGGGTTCGGTATCTAGGAGCAGCCCTCATTCAGAATGCCGCGTTTTATGTTGGAGGCCAGAAGATTCAGGAGTTTGATGGAACGTATCTTCTTGCGAAAGCCTTGGCTGATTATGATCCAAATACTTTTGAAAAGTGGAGAGTTCTAGTGGGCGATGTTCCAGAACTTACCACTCCTGCGACAGGACTTTATACAAGTGGAACAGGTGGATATCCGACGGTCTATCGAAACACCTCACTTCCTCTAGGATCTCAGACAAATAGGCCCTCTATTGCGGGTCAGGATGTCCATGTTCCTCTTTCATTCTGGTTTAGCGATGCAACTTCACAGGCTCTTCCTCTTGTTGCCCTACAGTATCACGACTGCGAGGTTCAACTCACGCTTAATTCGATACAGGACCTCTATACAATTGCGGATGTCTCAGGAAATCGTGTAAATCCTGTGTATAAACTTCTGTCAAGTCAATCAAGTCTACAGCAGAATATACCTGAGTATGTAACAACTGATGAGACAAACGTGGATTGGCGTAACTTTGCGACTGACATTGGTTCCTCAGTCCCTATCCTCAATGGCTGGTTTTTAAATCCGAGGCTTCAATGCACCTATGTCTATCTAGCGGATGAAGAACGAAAGACATTTGCCTCAAATGCGTTGTCTTATTTGATTCCTCAAACGACAATCTATGCATTCCCTGGACTCTATACACGTCAAACGCTTGATTTGTATACGCACAATCCTGTGAGCAGACTTCTGTTTGTTCCGAGACGCAGTGACAGTCTACAGAATCGTAATGACTTTGCGAATTTCACAAATTGGTGGAACTATCCTATCGCTCCTTATGTTCCGACACCTGGAGCTCCTACTGGTGCATCTTCTTCAGGAGTTCTTTTACCACAGGGCCAGCTCAACATTCTGAGAACTCTTCGTGTTCTGAGTGACGGAAATGAGATCCAGGAAGAAAAGCCGATCGAATATTTCACCAAGATTGTTCCATGGAAATCACTAGAAGGTCAGCAGAATACAAAGATTCCTGTGTATAACTTTGCCTTACACTCACCAAGCACGCAGCCTTCTGGATCTCTCAATGCAAGTCGTATCAAGAATTTCCAGGTTGAAGTGGATGTCTGGCCACTGCCTGCAAATACAACCTATGTCTACAATCTGACGATTTATGTAGACAGTTTGAACTACTTTGTTGTTGAAGGAGGTATGGGTGGTGTCAAATATGCCTTGTAATTCTATTCTATCTAAATAGGAAATGGACTACGTGATTGTAATTCCATCATATAAACGGCAAAAAATCCTACAGGAAAAGACTCTCACAACTTTACAAAAATATAAGATCCCGAAAGAGTCTATCTATATTTTTGTTGCAAATGAGGAAGAATATGCAATTTACAAGGAGTTCCTGGATCCGAACACATACGGTCATTTAATTGTAGGAGTTCCTGGCCTCGCATCTGTAAGGAACTTTATTTCCAATTATTTTCCGAAAGGCAAGAAACTTGTGAGCTGTGACGATGATATCCGCGGATTTATTGAATTCGATGGAACAAAGAAACGTCATGAAAAAGAGCTGGTAAGTCTGAAAAAGCTGATTGAGCGTGGATTTAAGGAATGCGAGAAAAAGGGAGCAAACCTCTGGGGTCTCTATCCATCAGCAAACGGCTTTTTCATGAAAGATACAGTGAGTTATGATCTGAAGTTCATCATTGGTAATTTCTTTGGCTACATCAATTTCAAGGATGATAGAAAGCTCACAGTTACCACAGGCCCGAAAGATGACTATGAGCGTAGTCTTCTTTTTTACAAGGAAGATGGTGTTGTAGTGCGATTGAACTTTGCCGCTGCAAAGACATCCATTTATACAACACCTGGAGGTCTGCAGGATGGAAAACGACTCACCCGAGTCAAAAAGGATGTTTCGGGTCTACTCAAGAAATATCCAGACTATGTTGTATTGAATCCTAGACGTAAAGGACCGTTTCCTGAAATCCTTCTCCGTAATAAAACACGGAAAAATCATAAAGAACCTGAATAGAGATGAGCCTAGCTGATTCAATAAGTAGAGGTATCGATTCGGCAACGTATAATCCTGCAGCAGAAAAGGCCGCTGCTGAACGTGATGCTGCTGCTTTGCCGTCAAAGGAAAAATTCAAGAAGCTTTTGACACAAGTGAAGGCCGCTGTAGACACTTTGATTTCAAATAATACGATGTCATCTACATCCCTTCCTAAATTTAATGATTTGATTAAGACAAATACGGATTTTGTAACGACATCTGCATCAGCTGCGACCTGGGATCAGAGAAGTCAGTTGCTCAAGGATACAGAGGCTGATTTAACAGCGTCTAATACAGCAATCTTGAATCTCGAATATATCGCGAGAACTGGACCTAATGTGGTTGATGACATGGATGCAAAGAAACAGGTGCCAAATGCGAACTTTGTGAAGGATATGAAGGCCTTTTTTAATGATCTTGATAACTATAATCGATATGTGGGCTCACAAAAGACAATTGATCTTCAGAATAAGCTCAAAGCTGTAAAAGCATCTCTCACACAAAGTGTTCCTCAGCCATATCTTGGACTTATTCTTGATCCCAAGAATTCAAACATTGTAAAACAGAACAAGAATCTGAATGAAGTAAACAAGAAAACACAGGAAGAACAATTTAATCTATTTCGTCTTATGTCAACAACAAGGGATATCGCCACACAGGTTGTAACTGCTTTATTTTATATCATGATTTGCCTTGTTGCTGGAACTCTTGCAGCGAATGACGCCATTGGTCGTGATGTCCAATATAGAATTCTGTATTTTATCTATGGATTTATTTTTGGTCCCGTTGTGATTCTCTATTATTTATATCGTTGGTTTAATAAAGATGGGCCTTACATTTACAGAATGTTGCCGATTTTTACAACAGAGACGGATAGTCAATTAGGTAGGATGTTTCTCTATCCGTTCACCTACAAGGAGGACAAGAGAGCCACTGATGCGTATGCTGAGTTTATGAAGATGTCTGCAGATTTGGTGGGTGGTTCTGTGGATGCGAAAGAAGCTGCTGAGGCCGCGGCTGCTGTGAAGGCAGATACTCTTACGAAGGGTGTGGGGTCTCTGAATTTAGCTGCCTCTGTAAATACAGCCACTAATACAGCTGCAATAACAGCAGGCCCTGGAGCAAAGGCTGCAGGAAATATCCTGAAGTCGATGGAAGGCTTAAGAGTTGGAACAAATGTATAAATAGCAATGTCATTACCCTTTGTATCCGTGATTACACCCACATACAATCGTCGTCGTTTTATTCCTGCCTTGATAAAGTGTTATGAAAGCCAGGACTATCCAAAGGATCGTATGGAGTGGATTATTCTCGATGATGGTCAGGAGACCGTTGAAGATCTCTTTAAGGAACTAGCACAAAGACTCCCTAATATTCGGTATATGTATCTAGAAGACAAGCTTCTGATTGGAGGAAAGCGTAATATTCTTAACCAGGAAGCAAAGGGTGATATTATTGTGGCTATGGATGATGATGACTTTTATTTTCCGTGCCGTGTGTCTGCAGCAGTTGAGGCCTTTCGAAAGAGTCCATCGATTGAACTTGCAGGTGCCTCTGAGATCTACATGTATTACTCGGACAACAAGGAGATCTGGAAGCTCGGCCCCTATTCACCTACACATGCCACAAATGGAACAATGGCCTGGCGTTCATCTTATTCAAAGACACACACGTATGATGATATTGTCACACACTCAGAAGAACGTTCATTTCTTGAGGACTACAAACATCCGATGATTCAGTTGGATCCGATGAAGGTGATGTTGGTCATGAGTCACAGCGAGAATACCTTCGACAAGAAAAGGCTGAGGGAACAAGAAAATCCTTTTGTTAAGAGAACAGCACGTAAAATCGATGAGTTTATCAAGGATGAAGAACTTAAAAGCTTTTTTTCAAGTGCATAATAGAATGACAGAAGTTATATGTGGTAAAGATATTATTTACACATTAGTTCCTATAAATGAACGTGATATTCCTCTTATAAATACTGTTAAACGTCATCAAATTATTGGATATGTTTTATTGAAGGAATATTATGGAATATATAGATTCTTTTCAATAGAAGACAAATATAAAACTCCTATTGAAAATCACTGGACTTCATCTATAGTTGAATATTATGATGATAAAAAGTGTTGGCTACTTATTAAAGAGCACCCTTGTAAGATATCTTGTATCATGACAGCGATCTATAATAGACAAATATTCTATACAAACAATTTTGATATTTATAAGAGTGATACTAAGAATTGTTTAGTTGCTGTTGTAACTGAGATGGATCTTGATTGAGCGGTCTAAACATTTGTCTTTTCCTTTCTTCAGAAGACGCCAATGGCCTATAACCATATAGACAAATTTGTCTCTGTTCTAAATGAGGCGTATAAGAGTTCTTTGACCTCTGATGCGACTCAGGCTCAGCAGCCGACTGAAATCCGTGTTCCTTTGAGGGCACATCAGAAGGCCATTCTGCATTCAATGGTTGAGCGTGAGAATCAGCTTTCACTGGGCATGGATCTATGTGGTGCTAAAATCTATAGTCGTTTTTCATTTCTAGGTGACGGTGTTGGTGTTGGCAAGTCTCTCATGGTTCTAGGTCATATTGCTCAACTGAAAACTAGACCTATGATACCTCTAATCCCTCAGCTTGATCCGAATAGCACATCACAACTCTATAGTCTTCGAACGAGTAATTATGCCCATGATTTATCGGATGCAGCATGTCTAATTGTTGTTCCTCATACTCTCTATCGCCAGTGGCAAACCTACATTAAAGATCAGACCTCATTAACGTGTCTGGGCGTTCAAACAAAGGCTGTTCTTGCATCTGAAAATATTGTTCAACGAATGAAGGATGCTGATGTTGTTCTTGTGTCAAACACACTCTATGGGCCTGTTCAAGATATTGCATATGCAAATCATCTAATATGGAAACGTGCTTTCTTCGATGAATCCGATACAATTCATATTCCATCGACAAGATCAAGAGCAATTACAAGATTCACATGGCTTATCTCAGCTTCATGGTCAAATCTATTATATCCAAATACGACGCAGTATATTACGAATACTTACTTGACCACAATTCCTAATAATCCTACATTGGATGATGCTCTGAAAAAGGAACTTCTTCAGCTTCGCAATCAATCCACGTCAAATAGTGCATATGTCTATATGCGTTATTTTATAGTCAGCTCAACTTTCTTTCGTGATTTTGTTGGGACAAACAATCCGTTTCGAGGAAATCTGGTGCTGAGATGCCGCGATGAGTTTGTGCGTGAGTCGATTACTCTACCGCCCATTTCGATCCGCAATATTCTCTGTAGAACATCCGTGATGCATCAGGTTGTCGCTCATGCGATTCCTGCAGATGTGCGAGCCCTGTTACATGCAGGTGATATTAAGGGTGCTCTTGATAATCTTGGTGTGAAGCCCGAAGAGCCTGTATCTCTGATAACAGCTGTGACGGAGAATCGTATCAAGGAACTGAATCGTCTGAGACTCACCTATAATTTTAAGTCATCTTTGGATTATGCAACGCCGCAGGCGAAGGAACAGGCTCTAAAGTCACTCAAGGAGCGTATGGATAGTCTTGAGGAGCAGATTAAGGGTTTGAAGGAACGAATCGAGAATTATAAGACCGAGATTTGTCCGATTTGCTTTGATGAGCCACAGACACCCACACTGACACCATGTTGTCATCGTATTTTCTGTGGATCATGTATTCTGACGAGTATGACGAGAGTTACAACGTGTCCTCTGTGTAGAACACCAATTCAGGCATCGGGTCTGAGGAATGTTGCAACGGGGCCTCTTGTAGTAGAGGAAGTAAAGTCTGATGAGCCGCAGCCTTTAAAGAAGACTGAGCAGCTTTTACAGCTTCTGAAGGCCAATCCGACTGGAAAGTTTCTCATCTTTAGTCGGTATGATAATCCGTTTATTCAGTTGAGCCACGAGATTGAGGCGATGAAGCTCACGGTAAAGCTTGTGAAGGGCAATAAGGATGTCATTGCTCAAACACTGAAGTCATTCCAGAAGGGTGATACAAATGTTTTGCTTCTGAATTCAATCCAGGCGGGTGCGGGTCTGAATATTACTGCTGCAACCCATGTGATTCTTCTTCACGCGATGACACACGAGGAGGAGAAGCAGATTTTGGGACGTGCGTATCGTTTGGGTAGAACAGAGCCTTTGGAAGTTGTGCGTCTTCTTCACCCAGATGAGATGATCCATGCACAGCAGTAGCTAATAAAATTTGAACTTTCAAACAACACATAGTCAGGCAACCAAAAATGACTGAACAGCCTCTGTGGGAGATTCCTACAACATGGTTTACTGCTCCTCGATTCAATGAATTAAATAATATGACGTATCCATATAAGAACTGGAAGGATTTTCTCGATTGCCGCCCTCAAAGAATGTGGAAGC